GAAGTGAGGAATAGCCCGTTGTAAAGTTTAAAGAGTAAACTTCATAAACTTTATAAGGTCTTCTTAATTTCATAAACCAGATTGTTTAAACTTTGCAAAGCTTGAAAAGTTTTAAAAAGTTATTCACAGGTTATCAACATTTTATAAATGCCTGTGGATAACTTTATAAAGTTTTATAAAAAAATGCTTATTCCAAAAGGTTATAAAGTTTGGAAAGTTTTTGAAGTTTGGTTATAAGGGGCGGGGCAGGATGTACATGGGGCGTACCCCCCGTATATATAAAACTCATACATTTTAACCTAGTTTAGGTGTTAACCAGTTGCCCTAAACTTTATAAAGCTCTATATATTTTCTGACACTATTTATATAATAAAAAACCCTGTACGTTGTACAAGGTTTTAAAAGCTCTATAGGGATATGTTATTTAATATTCTATTAGGAATACATATATATGCACCGGGGTGGCATACAAGTATATTGTACACTTTTTTTCAGCATTTGTCAAGACCTTTTGTGTTTATTTTAAAATAACTTGACAAAGTTGTAAAGTGTCTCTATAATATTATAGTATGACATACTTATCAGAAACTCGTAAGAAGAATTTAACTGAGAAACAACAAAGTTTTTTAGACAATCTAGTCGAAACTAAAGGTGACTTTAAAAAGGCTGCAGAACTAGCAGGATACTCAGGCAATCACTATCAAGTTATCAAATCACTTAAAAATGAAGTAGTTGATTTAGCCTCGGATGTACTTGCCAAGTCTGCACCAAAGGCTGCTTTTAAGTTAATCGAGATGATTGATTCTGATAGACCTGTACCACAAGCCAGTCAAAAACTTGCTGCAGCCCAAACTATTCTAGACAGAGTAGGCGTTAGTAAGACTGACAGGGTGCAGGTTGACCACAATGTACAGGGTGGTATCTTTATACTACCTCAAAAAGAAAATGTAATAATCGAGAGTGATGACTATGAAGATATATCTGACTGAGATGGAACAGCATGGTAAAAAGTTTGCTGGACCTAATATAGTTGCAGAAACTTTACAAGAGGCTGAAGAAGCTGCCGAAGCAAATGGTCTAACATTGTTAGGCGAGTTTGTTGAAATCGTAACTGAAGAAGGTTTAATGCACTACTTAGAGCCCGAAGGTTATAATGAAGAAAAGGTTTTACATTGATTGAATTTTTTGTTGCCTTTGTTACTGGATTCTTTATCAGTTATTATGTTGTAAACTATTTAAACGTGAGTATTTATTATGCCGAAGAAAACAACAACCAAAAAAAAGAAAAGCACGGTAAATAAAGCTGGTAATTATACTAAGCCCACCATGCGTAAAAGATTGTTTAATAAAATCAAAGCTGGTAGTAAAGGTGGTAAACCCGGACAGTGGAGTGCCAGAAAAGCTCAGATGTTAGCTAAACAGTACAAAGCTGCTGGTGGCGGTTATAAATAATGAGTCAACCTCAACAGATACAAGAAGTAAACTTTGTTGAACTTAAAGAACTAATTAGGCAACAACAGTTACAAAGTAATAATTAAAACTATGGCACTAAAAAAGTCACAAAGAAGTCTTAGAGCTTGGACAAAACAAAAATGGCGAACTAAGTCTGGTAAGAAATCTTCAGAAACTGGAGAACGTTATCTACCAGAAAAAGCTATTAAAAATCTTAGTGCTGCAGAATACGCTGCAACTTCTAAAAAGAAACGAAAAGATACTAAAAAAGGTAAACAACATTCTAAACAACCTAAGAAGGTTGCTAAGAAAGTACGAAAGTACAGAAAAGTAAAATGAGTAAGAAAGACCCAAGACTTAAAAAAGCTGGAGTATCTGGTTATAATAAACCTAAAAGAACTCCTAATCATCCTAAGAAATCACACATAGTTGTTGCTAAAGAAGGTGATAAAATAAAAACCATTAGGTTTGGACAGAAGGGTGCTAAGACAGCAGGTAAACCAAAAGCCGGTGAGTCTGCAAAGATGAAAGCTAAACGTAAGTCTTTCAAAGCTCGTCATGCTAAAAACATTAAACGAGGAAAAATGTCAGCAGCATATTGGGCTGACAAAGTAAAATGGTAAAATTAACAGAAAAAGAAATACAACTTATAAATAACATACTATCTGAAGATTAAATGGCATACTCACAAGAAGTGGTTGATAGATTTGAAAGCGTGTTGAATAATCCACAGAAACACGCTGTTGGTCGATTTGACCCTAATGACCCGAATGTTGCTACTGGTATGACTGGTGCTCCAGCTTGTGGAGATGTAATGAAGTTGCAATTAAAACTTGACAATGATATAATAGCAGATGTTAAGTTTAAAACTTATGGTTGTGGCTCTGCGATTGCTTCAAGTACAATGTTTGTTGATATGCTAAAAGGTAAAACCATAGCTGAAGCTAAAGCTATCAAAGATAAAGATATTGCTGCAGCTTTAGATTTACCACCAATCAAACTACATTGTAGTGTCTTAGCTGAAGAAAGTATTCGTAAAGCTATAGAAAACTGGGAAACTAAACTAGAACATAGAACACATAATCAGAAGTAACATGGCACAACTAGGTAGTAATGAAAAGCCAGTCTTAATGACTAACAAAAAGAATGGTGGTAGAATTGGTAAAGGTTCAAGACCAAGACCAATACAAGTATCTCAAGAACAATACGAAAGTAATTGGGATAAAATATTTAAATCTAAACAGGAGAAAAAATAATGGATGGATTAATTTTTATAATTGTTGTAGGTGTTGTTGTAGGTGGGATAATTTTGAAAACTGAAAACCCTAATACTTATGAAAAAATTAAAACACAATTACAAACTTATTGGGAAAACCTTAGAACGTATTTCAAATAATAATTTAGAAAGGCTATTTGAAGTTTATCCGTTTCGTATTGGTTTATGTCTTCCAATATTTTTAGCTATTACTGGATTAGTAGCAGGAATGATAATATTATGAATATGTTACCAGATGGTTATATAAAAAGAACTACATCTACCATACCTTTTGGTTATGAGTATGATGAAGTTACTGGTCATTTAAAACCGATTGACACTGAACTAGAAGCTTTATTAACTGTAGAGAATATGATTATTAATGAAGAAGTATCTTTACAAACTGCAGTAGATTGGCTAGAATACGAAACAGGTCGTAAGATTTCAACTCCCGGATTAAAAAAACACATAGATAAAAAGTATGGCACACGAACTGAAAGACTGGGAAGAGAATCCTCATCTTTACTTGCAAGATGATGAAGGCAACTTTGTTTTAAAAAAAGACGGTACACCTAGAAAAAAAAGTGGTAGACCAGCTTTAAAAGATGAAGCAAAGTTTGCAGCTCATCGAGCAATCTCTAGAAAACAAAAGAACATTAAAAAGATTGAGCAGAAACTTAACAATGCTCGTAAGTCTTTAAAAAAACAAAAAGATACTTTACAAGATTTAAGTGGTGATGAAAAGAATGTTGCCATTACTGATGAGCTAGATAAATTACCTGCAACAGTTAAAAAAGATTTAGAAGATGCTAATGTTCTATTTCATGCTAATGAAGGACCACAAACAGATTTCTTAGCTGCAGACGAAAAAGATGTATTATATGGTGGTGCTGCAGGTGGTGGTAAATCTTATGCAATGATTGTTGACCCACTACGCTATGCTCATCGTAAAGCTCACCGTGCCTTAATACTTCGTAGGTCTATGCCAGAACTACGAGAAATGATTGACAAGTCTCGTGAGCTATATCCTCAAGCATTTCCCGGAGCTAAGTTTAGAGAAGTAGAAAAGCTTTGGAACTTTCCAAGTGGTGCAAAGATAGAGTTTGGTTTCTTAGAAAGAGATGCAGACGTTTATCGTTATCAAGGACAAGCATATTCATGGATTGGCTTTGATGAGATTACCCACTTACCTACAGAGTTTAGTTGGAACTATCTAGCATCTAGGTTAAGAACAACTGACCCTGAAATTAAAACTTATTTACGTTGCACTGCTAACCCCGGTGGTGTTGGCTCTACATGGGTAAAACGTAGATATATAGACCCGTATGAATCTAATAAAAGTTTTTTAGGTACTGATGGACTAACTCGTAAATTTATTCCAGCTAAGTTAGCAGATAATCCATACTTAGCAGAAGATGGTATTTACGAACAAATGCTAAACTCACTACCACCAATACAGCGTAGGCAGTTGTTAGAAGGTAATTGGGATGTCGCTGAAGGTGCTGCATTTGTAGAATTTGACCCATTAGTACATGTAATACCACCGTTTGAGATACCTTTACCATGGGAAAGAACTAAAGGTATTGACTATGGTTATGCCTCTGAAAGCTGTTGTTTATGGGGAACTATTGATATAAATGATGGAACTTTAATAATTTATAGAGAATTATACAAAAAAGGCTTGACAGGAGAAGAATTAGGCAGTATAATAACAGATATGGAAGTGGTAGACCCATTTTCAGTAAATGGTGTATTGGATACTGCAGCTTGGGCTAGAACAGGTACTACTGGTCCTACCGTTGGAGAAGCCTTGTTACGAGCAGGTCATAAGTTAAGACGTGCTGATAAAAATCGTATACAAGGTAAAATTCAAATACATGAATTTTTAAAAGTAAGAGATAACGGTAGACCTAAATTGCAAATATTCAATACTTGCCAAAACTTAATAAGAGAATTACAAAGTATACCGTTATCAAAAACTAATCCAGAAGATGTGGATACTCACGCTTCTGACCACGCATATGATGCGTTAAGATATATGATAATGAGCAGACCTAGAATGGAAAACCCATTGGAAAGGTTAAGAGGTTTTAAACGTGATATGTTTAAACCTGCTGACTCAGATTTTGGTTATTGATAATGGCAGAAAACGAAAATACATTTTTAAGAGCTAATAACATCTACGAAGAAGTAGAGGGTGAAGCTGGTAAAACTTTAAATCTTGAAGAAGACCAACAGACTAATTTAGTTGGTATTATTAAAAGTAGATTTGCTTTAGCAGAAGAATCTCGTAATGGCGATGAAAGAAGATGGCTTAAAGCTTATGAAAACTTTCGAGGGCTATATAATAAAACAGTAAAATTTAGAGAGTCTGAAAAGTCTCGTATCTTTGTTAAGATAACAAAAACAAAAGTATTAGCTGCTTATGGACAATTAGTAGATGTTATCTTTGGCACTGGTAAGTTTCCTATAGGTATTGAAGAAACTAAATTACCTGAAGGTGAAAAAGAAAATGCTTACTTAGATATTCAAAATCCTGAAATGGGAATTGAATCTAATGTACCAGATAACATTGGTAATAGATTAGAAGACCCTATCATAGAAAATCCGTATGATGTTGGTTATGAGGGAGACGGTAAAGTTTTAAAAGCAGGTGCAACACTAGGCACTGGCATGTTTGAGGATGATGTTATAACTCAAGCTGATGAGCAAGGAAAATTACAAGAAGGTTTAACTCCTAACCCCCAAACACCAGAAGTTTCTCCAGCACAAAAAGCTGCGAGAAAAATGGAAAAATTAGTACACGACCAAATAGAAGAATCTAATGGTGGTTCAGAAATTAGAAATGCTTTATTAGAAGCATCATTACTAGGTACAGGAATTGTTAAAGGTCCATTTAATTTTAATAAAAAACTTCATAAGTGGGATACAAATGAAAATGGTGAAAGACAATATAATCCTTTAGAAGTTAGAGTACCAAGAATTGAGTTTGTAAGTTGTTGGGATTTTTACCCAGACCCTGCAGCAACAAATATAGAAGAATGTGAATATGTAGTACATAGACACAAAATGAATCGTAGTCAATTAAGGCAATTAAGAAACATGCCTTACTTTAATGAAGATGCCATTAGAGAGTGTATACAAGATGGACCAAACTACGAAGACAAAGATTTTGAATCTCAACTAAGAGATGATTATAAGTTAGATGATACTTATATGGCTAACTTTGAAGTCCTTGAATACTGGGGTATTATGGATGCAGAGTATGCTAGAGAAGTTGGTATTGAACTTGATGATACTATTGATGATTTAGATGAGGTACAAATAAACGCATGGGTATGTGGTAATAAATTACTACGAGCAGTAATCAATCCATTTACACCATATCGCATACCTTACAGTGCGTTTCCTTACGAAAGAAACCCTTACAATTTCTTTGGTATAGGAGTAGCTGAGAATATGAATGATTCTCAACAAATTATGAATGGTCATGCTCGAATGGCTATTGATAATTTAGCATTAGCCGGTTCATTAGTATTTGATGTTGATGAATCTGCTTTGGTAGGTGGGCAAAATATGGAAGTCTATCCCGGCAAAATCTTTAGAAGACAAGCTGGTATGCCCGGTCAATCTATTTATGGTCTGAAGTTTCCAAACACAGCACCAGAAAATATGATGATGTTTGACCGTTTTAGACAACTTGCTGATGAACAAACTGGTATTCCAAGTTATTCACATGGACAAACAGGAGTTCAAAGTATGACAAGAACTGCTTCAGGTATGTCAATGTTATTAGGAGCAGCAAGTTTAAACATAAAAACAGTTGTTAAAAATCTTGATGATTTTTTACTAAAGCCACTAGGAGAGTCTTACTTTCAATGGAACATGCAGTTCTTTGAAGGAAATCTTAAAGTGGCAGGTGATTTAGAAGTTAGAGCAACTGGTACTAATAGCTTGATGCAAAAAGAAGTTAGAAGTCAAAGACTTACTATGTTCTTACAAACTGCACAAAGTCCTGCTATTGCACCGTTTGTTAAGATATCTAAATTGGTTAGTGAACTTGCCTACAGCTTAGACCTTGACCCAGATGAAATTCTGAATGACCCAGAGGAAGCAGCTATCATGGCACAAATTATAGGAATGCAAAATGTTGGACAAAACACAGGCGAGGAAGCTCAACCCGGTGGTCAACAACCAGCAGGTATGGGAGGTCTTGGTGGAACACCTGTCGAACCTCAAGACCTTGGAGTTACAGGCACTGGCGGTGGCAACATCGGAATCGGAGATGTACCGGTTGCAGGGGAGGATAGCTTCTCTGGCACGATTGGAATGCCTACCGGAGCAGGTTAAAGAAGCACTAAATAGGAAAGAATAGTATGAAACCTTTAAATCCAAAAGATATAAAAGCAGACCAAGAATTAGCTTTAAGACTTAGAACTTTACAAGAAGAAAGGTCTGGATTACTTTCTAGAGATTTTTTACCAGATAATAGAGAATTGTCTGAAGCTGAGTTTGCAGAACAAGGATTAAGGAATACTATTCAAAGAATGCTAAAAGTTTTACAAGACCCAAAAACTAGAGATGAAGCATTTGCTGAATTACGTAAAGCTCATCCTGATATTTCAAGTAAACAAATTACAAAAGTAATGCGAAATGAATTAATTGAAGATGATGAAAAAATGAAAAAAGATATTAGAGATAAACGAGCTAAAGGAGAATTAGTTGGTGGTCAAAAAGATTTAGATTTAAATAAAGACGGAGACCTTGACGAACAAGATTTTAAAATGTTAAGAAACAAAAAACAAGAAGGTGGTATGATGATGGATGACCAAATGGAAACTATGATGCAAGAAGAAACAATGCCTTCGATGGAAAATCAAATGGCAGAAATGATGCCAGAACAAACTGAAGAACAAATGAGCATAGAAGAGTCTCAAGTTCCAGACGAAATGATGGAAAATAATTATATAGATTTTTTAATAGATGAAGCATTAGACGAAAATGAAGAAGAAATTTTAATGCAAGAATTAGAAGTAAATCCACAACTTAGTATAATATTTGACAAAGTTATGGAAGTTGCTATGGAATTTTCAGGCTCTGGTCCTGTTGAAGGACCGGGCTCGGAAGTCTCCGATTCGATACCCGCAAGGTTGTCGGATGGAGAGTTTGTCTTTACTGCAAAAGCTGTAGAAGAAATCGGAGCTGACAATTTAATGTCAATGATGAAAGAAGCTGAAGCTCAAGCAGACGGAAGACAAATGGCTCAAGAAGGTGGGCTGATGGAAGCAGAAGATACTGTTATGCCGGTTGAACAAGAACCAGTTAAACAGGAAATTCGAGTTACTAAAGAAACAGTTGGTTCTGAAGCAGCAATGCAAGAAGAACAAGACTTAGTTGGTGATGAGATTAAAAAATCTATGCTTACCGGAAGACCACACGTTAGGAGCTAGGCGATAAAGCTACCCTGTTTACAGGCACTTTATCATTAATAACAACAACCGAAAGGCTACCTTTACAAGACAAGCCCTGCAAGTGCACATCGCAGCTACCTTGTTAAACGAAGCCCTGAGTAGGAGGATAGAAAATGACTGAAGAAATTCAGAATGAGGAACAGCCAAATCCTTATAATTATAAAAAATCTTGGCACGAAGGCGATGATAAACCTTTCCAGTCATCAGAGCAGTTATACTTTGAAGACCCATCAGAAAAAAATAAATTATTTAAATCTGGTGATGTTAACGAAGCAGAACAAGCTGGTAACGTTGAAGTAGAAAATCTGGAAACTACTAAGGATGAACCTTATAAAAAACCAGACTATAAAAAGCGTTATGATGATTTAAAAAGACATTATGATTCTAAACTTAATGAGTTTAAATCTAGGGAACAGGAGTTACTTGAAGAAGCTGCTAAAAACAGAACTGATTATGAAGCTCCTAAAACTGAAGAAGAACTTGAACAGTTCAAACAACAGTATCCTGATGTCTATGAAGTTGTGGAAACTGTAGCTCACTTACAAAGTGAATCTAAGGCAAAAGTTTTAGAAGAACGTCTTAGTAAACTCCAACAAAGAGAGTTAGAAATTTCTCAACGTGAAGCAGAAAAAAGGTTAATGGAAAGACATCCTGATTTTGACGATGTTAGAAACAGTGATGATTTTCATACATGGGCAAAAGAACAGCCTGAGTCTATCCAACAATGGATATACAAAAATGCTGACGATGCCGATTTAGCTAGTCGTGCAATAGATTTATTTAAAAAAGATATAGGTATGGATGTTACTCCTCAGAAGAAAAAGTCATCTTCTAAAAAGGCTAAATCTGCTGCTGATATGGTATCTACTAAAACTACAAGCGTAGAACCTAAACAGGAAAAGATATGGTCTGAAAAGGAGATTGCTGCTATGAGTATGGAAGAATTTGATAAATACGAAAGTGAAATCAGTGAAGCCATGCAACAAGGCAGAATCATAAAATAAACTATAAATACACAGGAGTATTATCATGGCTCAATATTTTGAACCGTCAACTGATACTAATGCAAACTTTGCAAACTCCGTTAGTGGACAAACTAATAGTTTTTTCCTACCTTCGATTTATTCTAGAAAAGTTCTTAACTTTTTCAGAAAAGCATCGGTGGTTGAAGCTATTACTAACACCGACTATGCTGGTGAAATATCTGCTTACGGAGACTCTGTAAAGATTATTAAAGAACCTGTAATCTCTGTATCGGATTACACTAGGGGTTCTGACACTTCTGCGACTAAATTAACTGACCAAGAGTTAAACTTAGTTGTAGACCAAGCGAAAGCTTTCAAATTCATCGTAGATGATATTGAAACTAATATGTCGCATGTTAACTTCAAAGAAGTTGCAACTTCATCTGCAGCGTATGCTCTTAGAGATTCATACGATGCTGCTGTTATTGCAGAAATGTTCTCTGGAGTTTCTTCATCAAGTCCTGACCACGTAATAGGTTCTGACAGTGCTACTGCTGATGCCACTATGGCTCACGCAACTAACTCTGTTGACTTATTAGGTTCTGACGGAACTGGTGTAGATGCAATAGACCTTATGGCTAGAATGGCTAGATTAATGGACGACCAAAACATCCCTGAAGAAGGTAGATGGTTTGTTGCTCCACCTTCGTTCTACGAAGAGTTAGCACAGTCTGGTTCTAAACTATTGTCTGTTGACTTTAACGCTGGTCAAGGTTCTATTAGAAACGGTCTAGTTTCTAGTGGAAAACTAAGAGGGTTCGACATGTACAAATCCAACAACGTTGCTTCTACAAGTAACGCTACTGGTAAAGTACTTGCTGGACACATTAGTTCTACTGCAACTGCTCAAACAATCATCTCAACTGAGGTACTTAGAGACCCTAGTTCATTCGGTGACATTGTTAGAGGATTGCACGTTTACGGAGCTAACGTTCTTAGACCTGAAGCTTTAGTTTCAGCATTCTACGTTGTAGACTAACAATAATTGGGGGAGTCTTCGGACTCCTCCTTTTAATATATAAAAGAGGTAAATATGTACGGAGATAAAAAAAAGAAAAAAATGATGGGTGGCGGTTATATGGATAGAAAAGAAATGATGTACGGTGGCTCATCTAAAAGAATGAAAAAAGCTCATGGTGGTGGAGTTCATTACTATGACTCTATACAAGATAAAGAAAGAAAGTGTAATGCTGCAGTAGGTATGAACACTATGAAAAGTTCTACAGATAAATAATGCAAGTAGAAGCACCAAAAGGTTATCATTGGATGAAGTCTGGAAAAGGCTA